GTAAGTCATGCCGATAGCTAAGTAGTAAGGGAAGTGTTCGTAGAATATTTCTGTGTATGTTAAAAGGGGAGCCGAGTCTACCAGCTCGCCCCCCATTCCACGTTTCCCTCATCATCGTCTGGCTCTTCCATTAACGCCATGATAGGCTCGTTATACATTTCACTTAACTTACCTATTAAATCTTCTTTATTCGTCATTTTGTCGAAAATCTCGTCAATCACTTCTCTTTTAGTGAACTTGTGATGTGCTAAAAACGCTCCGGCAAATAGCGCGGGTAATGTTGACATTGGTTTCTCAGCTATATCAGTCGCTATAAAACCTTGTTTCTCCATTGTTTCTATTGATTTTCTTGTAAACTCAAGAGTGTAATTTTTACCCTGAAACTCAAAGGTTATCTGTTTACTCATTTATTTTCCTCCGTTAATCTAAGTTAATCTTTTAAGACGATGATGAGGAAGCTGATTTCAATTTAGGTTTAGTAGACGGTGCTATTGTTATAACCATTTCCACTACACCGTTTACGTCAGCTCCTGTTACATATACTGAATGTTGACCTTGCCACTCAAATATACCCTCGTCGCCATCGTCCCCGAACTCTAAAGAATAATACAAATCTTTGCCCGCGTCGGCTTTTACGGCTGTATAATCATTTTTAGTGTAGTTCGCTGTGAACGCCATCGCACCAGCTGATTGAATACCTATAATAAATGTCTGCATTTCATCACTTAATGTGGTTGTTTCCAATACTTCAGGAGCTCCCCCTAAATCAGGGAAATTCTTTATATCTATTACTTTTGTCAATGCTGCTTTTGCTCCCCATTTTAATGTCACCCCATATGTGCTTATAGCCATATTATTTACCTCCCATAAATTCTTTCTTTTTTAGATATTACTGCTCGATATCTCCCCACCATTCTGTAGATTGTCAAATCTTCCATATTAGGCACCGGAGACCGCATTATTCTTGTAAAACCTAATTCTGTCATTTCTCTGTCTATATCCTTAAAAATAGACTTACATTCGGTTTTCTTACCTGTTTTTTTATTTGAATATACATTTATCTCGTATACGATATTTGCGTGATTTTCAACATTCTTACTTGTCTTAGTTCTTTCTAATGTATAATTATCCATCTCTACAATCGATACACAAGGGAATTCAGCCGGGGCTTTTACGTATTCTCCAGTAACGAATATAGGAGTGTATTTATCTCTTAAAACTGTAGCCACTTTTGTAAATAATTCATTCTCTATATCAATCACGTTTGAATACCTCCTTTGCTATTTCCATGTAGTCATCCTGTAAAATCTTAGCTGTGTTATACATAAAAGGCCTACTCATATAACCCCACGTGTGATGCCATTTGTGGTCTCTATCGTTGTAGTACCACCAACCTTCAATACCCCTGTCATTACTGTCATATTGCCATTCGATAGGGTCAGGATGAGGTTGTTGCTCTCCTACAATACCTGTTCCGAATTCAACATATACGGCGTACCATAAGTCGGTTTTGATTACACCTACCCCGCTCGCGGGGTCAAACACCCCTGTTATACTATCTTCAAGTTGCCCTGTAGACCACATGTTCTCACCGTCGGGGTTAACTAATTGCCTAACTTGTGCTTTAGCAACCTCTACCCCGTATTCCGTGAGAGCTTCGACTAATTCATTGGTTTTACGTTTCAGCCATTTCTTATGTTCTTCAAGCTCTCTAAGGGCTCTGTCTATTTCTCTCACCGAGAGCTTTAGCTTTATTTTTCTACTCACGGACATTCACCTTACTTATCGCTATGGATAGGTTGTTAAGACTTTTAGCTACCTTTACGACTAAGTAGTCATGAGGTTTAGTTATGTCGGTCTCATCAACCCATAACACAGTGTGCTCATCAATCGGGCAGGATAAATCACTAATGGATATGACCTTGTCATAATTAATCGAGTCTCCGAATTGACGAGTCGATATTTCACCTCTTGCTGCCGAAATGTTTGCTCTCATTTCTATAGGCTCACTATACGAAACCTCATATTCGCCGGTTTCATTTCCGTATTCGTCCTTAACAGGTGTTTTCCCACCATATAACGAGTAATAAAAACGCACCTTATTTCTCTCTAACGCTCTCATACAGTCTCACCTCTTATAACCCCCACAAAAGGTGTTATTCCTCTCATAAGACTTTCAGGAACGTCTGCGCTTTCATATGTTCGGTTTATACCATTCTCATTGTGAGCGGTCTGTCCTTCTGCTCCTCTTTTGTTATAGAGGTAAACAGCTATTTCTAACTGTTTCACCTCATAACGAGTCGGAACTGTCTCTATAGTGTGGTTGTAAGGGTATGCTCTGTCTAATATCTTCTGACCTGCTATATTTAAGAGAGCAAGCAACAATAAATCCTCGTCTACCCCATCAATACCTAATAATCCTTTGAGTTGTAACAATTTGTCCTCATTAGTCACTTGCTCCACCTCCTAAAATTAACCCGCACTTGCTACCATTGTCACTTCAATTGTCTTATCTTCGTCATAGATTACAACTGTCCCGGTTTGTGTCTCATATCCGGTAGCTGTCAGCTTGTACGTATATGTGCCATTATAAAGTTTATATGTCCCATTAGCTTCAGCTGTAATAACCGTGTCGCCTTGCTTAACTTCAGTAGTTAAGGACACATCATTCGTCTCGTCAAATGTTAAAACGTACTTCGGTTGAGCCCCTTTAACAATCTTTACAACTTTCGTAGCGTCGGTTAAAGCAGCCAAGTAGTATTTTCTTGAATAGATTTCATTCAATCTAAAGTTCGCGTCTCTTTCCTGCTCAACTTCAACACCTTTTTTATTGAACATAGTAACAGCTTCTTTGGTTCCAATTACGATAGTTCCCTCTTCAGCGTCTTTCTTAGTGTAAAGATTTACTCCGGCAACGGTTCCCACGTAACCTGTTCTTACGAAAGATTCAACATATTTCAAATCATCTTTAAGAGTTTTTCTTAAAGCTGCCATATCTTTTGGATTTACAAAACCGAAGATTTCAACACCTTCTAAGTTCTCTAAATTTAACAATGCTACAGCATCAGCGAATGAACCAAAATCTATAGCCGTATTTGCTCCACCTGTGTATATTCGCAAACTTGCTTTATTGAACTCTGTAAAGATTTCACCATTTACAGTATTAAAC